CCTTTGGCCAGTTGCAGCAGGAAGTCACAAAGCGTGATAAGGTATGTGCCGTTGAGATATGGTGCGAATGCCTCGGCAACGAAATTAAGTGGATGAAGCAGTCGGATACGCGGGAAATTAACAACATCCTGGACGGACTGGAAGGATGGAAAAAAGATAAAAAACCGCGGTATTTTGGCAAAGAATATGGAGTTCAGAGAGGATATTCGGCCATTACAGAGTAATTACAGCAAAGTAAAAACTGTAATGTGTGTAAAAATCAATATTACAGATATTACAGATGGTAACAGATTCTGTAATGCAAAAAATCCAGCAACACCAAGGCTTAAAGGTATATTTTACAGATTTTACACTTTTCTATATAGAGATAAAAATTAGATAAATAGGCATATACCTATATACCTAAATAGCCTAATTATATAGTATATAACGCGCGTTACGTATATAGTGTAAAAAGATTTTTCAGGGAGGGTTGTGCTGTGACCGAAGCGCAAATTGAACGCAGGCTAACACAGATAGTTCGAGAGCGAGGCGTTTACTAGGGGTTAAAACTTTTCATCAGTTCGATGAATACGGATCTACCCCGAACTACTTCTGGTACTTGGAGGAATGATCTATGTCGAAAACACAGGATAGCGAAAAAATTATCGAAGCGTATCTTCGAGAGCGGGTCAAAGAATTGGGTGGAAAAGCTTATAAGTTTGTGTCACCCGGGAATAGTGGAGTGCCGGACCGGCTGGTGTGCCTGCCGGGTGGAAAAGTGTTTTTTGTGGAGCTGAAAGGGTCCGGGAAAAAACCGACCCCTCTGCAGAAAAGACAGATAAGTTATCTTTCCGGTTTAGACTTCAGCGTCTGGGTTATTGACAGCAAAGCAGGTGTTGATGAATTCATAGACTTTTGCAAGAGGATGGTGTCGGATGAAGTTTGATCCCCATCCCTACCAGGTATATTGCATTAACAGGGTAATTGATTATTCGGCATTGGGCTTATTCTTGGATATGGGTTTGGGCAAGACTGTTATCACTCTTACCGCAATCAATGAGCTTATGTACTATCGTTTTGCGGTTTCCCGAGTTTTAGTTATCGCCCCGAAAAAAGTCGCTGAAGCCACCTGGCAAAGGGAAGCCGCGAAGTGGGACCATTTAAAACACCTGCGGTTTTCCGCCGTTTTGGGTAGTCAGGCCAAGCGGATCCGAGCACTGAATACCCCGGCTGATATCTGGGTGATTAACCGCGAAAATGTACCGTGGCTGGTTGATTATTATCAAAACGCGTGGCCGTTTGACATGGTGGTAATCGACGAATCATCCAGTTTTAAAAATCATCGTGCGAAACGATTTAAGGCGTTGACGTGGATTCGCATGAACATAACCCGGATTGTGGAGTTAACCGGTACACCGGCGCCAAACGGGCTTATCGACCTATGGGCACAGATATATTTGCTTGACGGCGGAGAGCGATTGGGTAGGTACATAACCCATTTCCGTGAGAGGTATTTTGACCCGGACAAGCGTAACGCACAGCAGGTATTCACTTATACCCCGAAGCCGGGAGCCGATGACGCAATCCATCAGCGTATTAGCGACATCTGCATAAGCCTGAAGGCTGAGGATTACTTACAGCTGCCAGACTGTACCGTGAATGATATCCCTGTTGTGCTGGATACTAAAGCGCAGGCGCAGTATAACCGGCTTGAGCGGGAAATGCTTTTGCAGGTGGATCAAAAGACCATTGACGCCGGAACCGCCGCGGTGTTGTCAAACAAGCTACTGCAGCTTTGCAACGGCGCGGTATATGACGACCAGCAGAACGTGGTTGAGATACATAACTGCAAAATTGAAGCCTTTATGGAGTTAGTCGAGCAGCTTAACGGGCAGCCGGCATTGGTGTTTTATAATTTTCGCCACGACCTGCCGAGACTTGAAAAAGCATTGAGCAAGACCGGACTTCGTGTTCGCCGGCTGAATGGTCCGCAGGATCAGAATGACTGGAACGACAGGAAGACTGATATACTGCTTGCGCATCCGGCTTCATGCGCTTACGGGCTGAATCTTCAAGATGGCGGCAATCATGTAATTTGGTTTGGGCTGAACTGGTCTTTAGAACTGTACCAGCAGGCGAATAAGCGCCTACACCGTCAGGGGCAAAAACAAAAAGTGATTATACACCACCTGTCGGTTGTCGGCGGCCGTGATGAGGATGTAATTGCGGCGCTGGAGGATAAAGAGGCTACGCAGGACAAGCTGATCGAGAGCTTGAAGGCGAGAATTGAAAAAGTGAAAGGGGAATCCGCATGAATTCACAAGATTTTGAGGCTGTTATGAAGTGCACTCTGGCCCGCTGCACGGAAGTGCTGGCGGTCAAGGCCGGCGAATACTCCACTGATGATCGGCTGCATAATTTCAAGGTGGCGGCGCAGCTGCAGGGTATTACGCCGAGGCAGGCCCTGGCCGGCATGATGGCTAAACACACGGTCAGTGTATATGACATGTGCCATTCACAGGCTGAGTTCACACAGGCACTGTGGGATGAAAAGATCGGCGACAGCATCAATTATCTGCTGCTGTTACGGGCTTTGGTGGTCGAGGAGCAGCAGGGTTGAAAAAGTTGGAAGAAGTGAAAGATATGGATAATAGAAGTGAGGCCAAAAGGCTTTTAAAGCACTATTTCAGGCTGATAGCTACGAATGCTGGCGTACCTTGGGATAGCGACAATGATGCAGAAGTCGAAGGTATAGTGGATTGCATCATTGATGCTGCACGAGAGAAGCTGGAACAGGAGGCATGATTATGTTGCTGACATCAATCTCCTTCGGAACATTCTACATAAGCACCGATGTAGTTCTCGCGCTGATCACGCTGTACGTCTTCGGCCTGATCACTGGCTGGCTGCTATGTTCAATGTGCAGGGATGCCAAGGACGCGGACGGACCTCTGCCGCCGTTGCCGGATGATACCCGCATAACGCCATGCAGTGATTGCAGCCATGCCAAGAGGCATGATCCCGGTCCGGATACGGACAGCAGCAACTGCTTTAAATGTTTAACCAAATATCCGGGCGCGGGCTTTGAGAGGTGGGATGAATGATGCGGGATTTATGCCCACTAAAACGCTGTGAATACGCAAATTCTCCCACCGGTTCATGCATCTGGCCGGGATACTGGTGCCCGAATCTGGGGCAGAGGGAAAGCGCAGAGCGGAGCATCGAATACGCCCAAAGGCGGATGGCTGAATCCAGGCGTAAGAAACAAGAGCAAGAACGGAGGGATCGCCGGTGACAGCAAAAGAATTTTTACAGCAGTATCTGCAAGCCGAGCGGGGTATCAACGCCAAGCTGGAGGAAATCTCTCGGCTGCGGTCTCTAGCCATGCGCACCACACAGGTGCTGGAGAAAGACAAGGTGTTTGTCCAATCGTCTGCGGGCGATCGTATGGCCGCCATTGTGGATAAGATTGTGGATCTGGAGCGGGAAGTGGATCAGGAGATTGATAAGCTGCAGGAGATTCGGCGGCGTGTGCAGGCAGCGATTGATGCAGTCCCCAATGGTTCGCAGAGAAGCGTGTTGACCCTCCGATACATACACGGCTTGAAGTTTGAAGAAATAGCCGTAAAGTTGACTTACCATTACCGATGGGTGTTTGAGCTGCATGGTCGCGGGCTTCGGGCGGTCGAAAACACAGCATTGAAATGCACATATTGACAGTGATATACTGTATGTGAGTAAAACCGCCCCGGATTGTCTGGGGCGGTTTCCTCTACCCATTTTTGAAAGGTGGTGAATGCCCTTGTCCAAAAGGCTAACAAATAAACAAAAACGGTTCTGTGAGGAATACCTTATTGACTTGAATGGTACACAAGCGGCTATTAGAGCGGGGTATTCACCGGATACAGCGGCGGTAATTGCTAGTGAAAACTTAACGAAACCTAATATTCGCGCGCGTATAGACAAAGCAATGGCTGATCGATCTAAACGAACCGGCGTGAATGCTGACAGGGTAGTTCGAGAGCTGGCGCGTGTCGCATTCGTAAATGCTCCGGACGTAATTGATTTAGATAAGGCCGTGTTGAAGGACGGTGCCACATCAGATGATACTGCCGCTATTTCAGCTGTTAAAGTAAAATGCTCTGTAACGGATACCGGGCAAATGATAGAGCGCGAAATCAAGCTTTCGGATAAAATTAAAGCCTTAGAACTCCTTGGCAAGCACCTCGGTATGTTCGCTGATAAGATGGAGTTGAGCGGTAAGGTTGATACCGGAAGTGACAAGCTTGTTGCAATATTGGAACAGCTTAAGGAATAGGGGTGTTTGCGTTGAGCGAACAGCTCCTTTTGTCGCCGAAGTATAAAGCCTTCCTCAAACACAACGCTCCGGTTGAGTTCCTTGAAGGCACGACGCTTGCCGGCAAAACCACCGTAGGAATATTCAAATTCATGCTTAAGGTTGCAGAGAGTCCAAAGAAGCTTCATATTCTTGCCGGTTTGGACCTTGGAACGATCGAGAAAAACATCATAAACAAAGAGCTTGGGATCCTGGATATCTTCGGTCCTTTGGTGCAATATAACGCCGCAGGCAGGGGGCGGCATTCTTTGCCGCATATCGCCTACCGGGATAAGATCATCTATGTGTTTGGGTATGACAATAAAGCTCGCTGGAAGAAGGCATTAGGTGGGCAGTATGGTTGTCTGTACATCGACGAGATAAATATAGCCGACATGGAATTTGTTCGAGAGGCAGCCATGCGTTGTGATTACATGATTGCAACTCTCAACCCGGATGATCCGGATTTGCCGATATACAGTGAATACATTAACCACAGCAGGCCGTTACTGGAATATAAGGATGACGCCCCGGTTGAACTAAATCAGATGCTTAGTGAAGATCCAAAGCCTGGTTGGGTGCATTGGTTCTTTTCTTTTGAGCATAATCTCGGACTGTCGCCGGAGAAAAAGGCGCAGGCCATTGCTAATGTCGCGCCCGGTACCAAGCTGTATAAAAACAAAATCCTCGGTCTGCGCGGCCGTGCAACCGGGCTTGTGTTCAACCTCAGGCCAGAAAACATCATTACACCAGCGCAGGCAAAGGAATTCAAATACCTGGTGTTTTCCTGCGGAGTGGATACTTCGTATTCCAGGCAGTCGGAGGATACATTTGCTTTCATATTCTCAGGCATTACCGCCTGCCGAAAGCACATTGTATTGTCTGAACAGGTGTATAATAACCGCGACTTAAAAACCCCGCTATCGCCTTCCGATATTCCTCCTAAACTTGTTGAGTTTCTTGAGAGCTGTCGGGAGAAATGGGGGTTTGCCCGAAACATATTTATTGACAGTGCTGACCAGGCGACAATACTGGAGTGTCAGAAATATAAAAGAGCAAACGGCTGCATTTACACCTTCAACCCGGCATGGAAAAAGACGCCGGTAATTGACCGCATAAACCTGCAGGCGGGCTGGATGGCGCATGGGGATTTCCTTATTGTCGATACCTGCAAAGAGTACATACGCGAACTGAATACATACAGCTGGAAGGAAGATAAGGACGAACCGGAGGATAGGAATGATCATACCATTAATGCGGCGCAATATGGTTGGATGCCATTCCGGGATAAAATAGGCAGGCTTGGAGCTCCAAAGCAAAACGAGGGGTGAACAGATTGAAAATAGAAACCATAATCGAATACCTAAAAAAAGAGCTTGGCTATGAAGATTTGCCAAGCTCGTATTATAAGCACATAGCAGAGTGGATTGCATGGTGGCGGGGATTTTATAAACCGTTCCATCAATTTACTGAGCGCGGTTCTGACAATCGCCTGATTAAACGCGAATTGTATACCCTCAAAATGGCTAAAAAAGTTTGCGAAGACTGGGCGGCTATATTGCTAAATGAAAAAACGCGAATAGTTATCGAAGACGAAAAGAGCGGTGAGTTTGTACAGGGTAAAGACAGTTTAGGCGGTGTATTAGGCGAGAATGATTTTTGGGTATTAGGCAATGCCCTTGTGGAAAAAGCTTTTATGAGCGGCACCGGCGCTTTTGTGCTTCGCATTGACGGCATGAAGGTTATCGGCGAAAGGATTGTAAAGGACAAGGGCGCTTCTATCCGAATTGAGTATTTAACAGCGGACCACATTATCCCGCTGTCGGTACGGCAGGGGAAAATTGTCGATGTCGCGTTTGTCTCCGAGGTCCTTCGGCGAGGTAAAAAATACATTTACATAGAAACCCATATCCTCAACGACAATAACGAATATGAAATAACCAATCGTTATTTCCGTGATGACGAGGGCAAGCTGATACCAGAGCCGCTGCCTGAAGGCATTATAGAATCATTTGCAACCGGCTCAGATATCCCGCTGTTTTCCATAGTATATCCGAATATTGTAAATAACATTGACGATTCGAACGGTTTGGGAATATCGATCTTTGCTAATGCAATAGACAACCTGAAAGGTGTTGATCTAGCATATAACAATTTTAACCGCGATTTAAAGCTTGGCGGCAAAAAGGTTTTCCTTAACAAGTCTCTTGTCCAGTATGATGAACATGGTAATACGATTACTCCTGACGATGTAGCACAGCAACTATTTCTTCAGATTGGCGACGAGGGCCTGATTGAAAACGGGAATAAACCGATTCAAGAGTATAACCCGGCATTGCGTATACAGGAAAACAAAGATGCCATACAGGCGCAGCTTGATTATCTCAGTTTCAAGGTCGGGTTTGGCACAAAGCATTATCAGTTTAACGCCGGCAGTGTGGTTACGGCAACACAGTACATGGGCGACAAGCAGGAACTCATTCAAAATGCCGCTAAGCACTATATTGTCATTGAGCGCGCGCTGATATCCCTTGTCCGTTCTATCCTGTGGATTGGTAAAGAGGTTATTGGTATGCCGGTTAATCCGGATACTAAAATCACCATTAACTTTGAAGATAGCTACATCATCGACAAGGAATCCGAACGCCAGCGCGACCTGCAGGAAGTCCGGGACGGATTAATGCAGCCTTATGAATTTCGTATGAAATGGTATGGCGAAGATGAAAACACCGCAAAGAAAATGACAGGCGCCGCTTTAACCGATGATGAACTGATGGGATTTGATAAGTGATGTTGTCCCCTGAGTATCTTGAGCGCGTACCCGAGAGGCTTGTTGAACTATATGCTGAGGTTGAAGCCGACATTATCGCGGACATGGCGCGCCGGCTGTCTAAAATGGATTTTATCCCGTCAGCGCAGTGGCAGTATCAGAAACTTATAGAAATGGGTGCTGTGCATGAGGCTGTACTAAAAAAACTGTCCGAGATTACCGGCCTCAGAAAGCGTGAAATCGAACGCCTGATGAAAGAAGCTGGGGTGCAAGCACTTAAAACTGATATAGGGATATACAAAGCGGCAGGACTCACGCCCTCGCCTCTTGACGCTTCGCCCACTCTGCAATCTATATTACAAGCGGGAATAGACAACACAAACGGGCTGTTCGAAAACCTCACGCGCACAACAGCCAACACCGCAACCAGACAGTTTGAACACATGTTGGACAGGGCATGGCTGCAGATAACCACCGGCGCTTTTGACTATAACAGCGCTGTCAGGATGGCAATCAAGGATTTATCGGAGAAAGGTATTGCTTCGATTGTTTACCCTACGGGGCATACCGATTATCTGAACGTGGCCGTTCGTCGGGCTGTGGTAACCGGCGTAAATCAGACATCCTTGAAGCTCCAGGAAACCTTGATGGACGAAATGGGCTGCGATCTGGTGGAGACTTCCGCTCACGCCGGAGCTCGGCCGTC